CCGGCGCAACGCAGTCTATCATTGAGGATATATGCAGACCTGGAGAGTAAGCCGCGTATTTGCCCAGCTCGGCGAGGCGTGGCTCAAAAGGACACGTTATATATCGCTTTGTGGCGGTACGCGTTCAGGTAAGACCTTCAGCGTTCTACAACTTCTTTTCCTCCTTGCTAACACCCGGCGCCTCATTATTTCCGTCGTATCGGAGACCATGCCACACCTCAAGCGTGGCGCGATCCGTGACTTTAAGGAGTTACTCGGTACGGAGTTCGACGAGAGCGCCTGGAATAAGACCGATTGCGTCTACACGTTCCCCAACGGCTCAATAATTGAGTTCTTCAGCGCCGACTCCCCGGCGAAGGTACACGGCCCAGCCCGTGACATACTTTTCCTCAATGAGTCGCAAAACATATCCTACGACGTGGCGCGTCAGTTGTTCGTCCGTACCCGTGAGACCATACTCCTGGACTACAACCCCACGCACTCGTTTTGGCTTAATGAGAAAATCGAGCCGCGTGAGGACTGCATCACCTTACACTCTACCTACTTGGATAACTGCGACAGCGAGACGGGCGCGTCGTTCCTCACGCCGGAGCAGATACGCGAAATTGAGAGCAACAAAGACGATGAACAATGGTGGAGGGTGTACGGTCGCGGCCTGGTGGGCCAGCTCGTCGGCCTTATTTTCCCCGACTTCGAGCAGATCGACGAGCTCCCGACATCGGGAACGGAGACCTACGGCCAGGACTACGGTTTCACCAACGACCCCTCCAGCATGATACACACCCGAATAGACACCGGCAAGAAGGCGCTTTACTTCGACGAGGTATATTACCGCAAGGGTATGCTAAACTCCGACATGGCCGCCGAAATGGAGGCCGCCAGCGTCCCGAAACGCAGTACACCGATATTCGGCGACTGCGCCGAGCCGAAAACTATCGCCGACCTTTGCACCTACGGCTTTAACGTCAAACCTTGCTATAAGGCGACACGCAAGGCCGAGCAGCTCCAGCAAATGAAGGGCTGGAAAATATACGTTACCAAAAACTCCCTTAACCTCATACGCGAGTTACGCGGTTACACCTGGCAGAAGGACAAGGACGGCAAGCAGCTCAACGAGCCGATAGGCGTAAATGACCACGCTATCGACGCCGCCCGTTACTCCGTGACGTCATGGCTCTACGAGTATCAGGGCAAGGGTCAGTATTGTATCAGATAACCAAACGACAAGACAATGATAGACAACTACGAAACAATGCCGTACAAGACGTTTTTACGCCTTGTCTCGGTTTCAGAGTCAATAACGGACGATACCGAGCGCACCGTCCAGGTGCTCGTGATCCTCACGGGTAAGACCGAGGACGAGATACTTAACTTGTCCGTACCCGAATACGGACGGCTCACCCAGCAAGCGGCGTTTATACTCACACCACCGGCACCCGTCGGAGTCAAGGCCGAGTACAAGGTGGGCGACTTCACGCTCGTACCCGTGCTCAAAGCGGAGAAAATGACCGCCGGGCAATTTATCGACTTCCAGGAGTACATCAAACACGAGGACAAAGACATCGAGCTACTCTCGTGCCTACTCGTACCGAAAGGGCACAAGTACCTCGACGGCTACGAGGGTGAGGACGTGCAGAACGCGCTCCGTGAACACTTGCTCACCCGTGACGCTATCGCCCTCAAGTCTTTTTTCCTGGCCTCGTCAGTCGCGTCACTTCCGCGTATCCTAACCTTTTCGGAGAGGAGGAAGAAACTGACGAGGGAGGAGAGACGCAAGACAAGGAAAGCGACGAGGGTACTGCGTTCGCTCAAAAGTGGGGCTGGTGGGCTGTCATTGATGCAGTATCAGAGACTTATAGATGCAGTTGGGAGGAGGCAGCTCGAATGAGCGTGTTTGAGTTCTTGAACGTCTATTGTTACCGAAACGATAAAATGGCCGAGAAGGAGAGGCAAGAACAATTATGGAGACGTCAGCATTAAGTCAGTTTCCGAAAGTGGCCGAGGTGCTGGAGCGCTACGGCGCGGAGTTTATCGAGTTATACAAACTCAACCTCGTGGAGTCGGGCCGCCCGGCGTCGGGTAAGCTGGCCGCGTCATTGAGTTACAAGGTCGTGCTCAATGAGCGCACCTTCGCGGTGGATATTTCACTACTTGACTATTGGAAGTACATCGAGAACGGGACACGCCCACACTTCCCACCTATCAGCGCCATACGCGATTGGATCAGAGTAAAGCCGGTACTCCCCCGACCCTTCAGTAACGGCAAACTCCCGACGGAGTCCCAGCTCGCCTTTTTGATTGCCCGTAAAATCAGCCGCGTGGGAACGGAGGGTACTAACGACTTCGAGAGGGCAAACAAGGAACTCTTTGACCGTATGCAAATGAGTATCGCCGAGGCCGTGACCGAGGACTTACAACGTCAGGTATCGGCCATTTTCACGGAGTTCGGTCTGCGGTAAGACCCACAAAAAGGGTTTGTTCTATATTGAGGAAAACGATTTATTATGGCTACCGCAATTTGGTTTGATATAGACGTCGTGCTGTCCGCAAACAACGACGCGTATTTCGTCGTGTATGACAAGACCGACAACACGGGTAACATCATTTACCAGGGTACGAGTTTCAAACGCCCCGGAGCAAATAATTGCACTGCAAAGATAAACGACATACTCGCCGACCACATCAAGCAGCAAATGGTCGACGGCGTGGTGAATATACGCCAGGCGTTCAGCGTCTACGTTGGAGCCACCCGTAAGCTGCAAGGTGAGGTTTTCCTTTGCTGGGACTATGAGACCGCCAGCGACAACCTCGACGGCTTTCCGCACCGCCCCATTACGGGGCGTATCCAGGTCGGCACACCCATACCGATAACCAAGTACGCCAACTACTCCCAGGAGGTTATCGTTTCATACTTGCCGTATGACCTTAACGCCCGTGTATCACTCGGCACCACCGCCGACGTGCGGAACTTCCTATCGCATGACTGCAAAAACGGTTATCAGAGCTGCAACATTTTCCCCCGTTACTCGTTGACGGATCACACCGAACTCGGCTACCACCTGGATATTATACCCAAGTGCCACCGTTACCAGCTCTACTATCAGAACTTGCTCGGCGGTATCGACGTGCTCGTCATTGAGGGTAAGACCGTCCAGCGTGACGCCTACGGTCGTGTAGTTATCAGCAAGGCGTACAACAACGCGAATATATTACCGATACACCGCGCCGGTAAAGAGGTCGTGGCGACGGACGTAACGAGAACGTGGGAGCTACACACGGGCTGGCTCACGGACGCAGAGGCGAGCCGCATGGGTCACTTGCTGGGTAGCCCCCTCGTTTACCTTTACGACTGCGTGACGGGTATTTACCACCCCGTCATAATGAAAACGGACGACTTCGTGCAGAAGGTCACACGTTACGACGGTATGATACAATACACCCTTAACGTCGAACTCGCCGAAACTATGAAACGATGAGACGCAAATACGAACTTTACATAAACGGCACACTCGCCGATATAGACATCGACGCGCTGGTGCTCATGAACTACAAGCAGACGGACGCCTCCGCACCGGCTACCGTGTTTAACGCATGGAGTCAGAGCGTCGCCTTGCCGCGCACGTCAAAGAATAACGTCATATTTGACCATATATTCAGAGCCGACCACGCGGTAGGGGTGGGTAAGTTTAACCCCCTCGTCCGTACTCCGTTCGTGATATACTCCGAGCAAGGTGAGATACTCGAAAGCGGCTACCTCAAGCTGACCGACTTCGACGAGACGCAGTACACCGCGACCCTTTACGGAGGTCTCGGCGGTTTCCTTTACGGCCTTATGTATAACCCCGACGGGAGCAAGCGCAGCCTCGCCGACCTGGTTTACACCCCTGGAGGCGACGAGCACGAGTTCGACTTCAAGATCACCCGTGACGCAGTACGCGAGGCGTGGCGAAACATCAACGGACACGAGGTCCACGCGATCCCCTGGGACTATATCAACTTTGCGCCGTGTTACAACGGACTCCCTGGCGGTGACTTTAACAGCAAACGCGCCTTTTGTCCGTCGGGCTGTTACGGCGTGAGGGGTGACGACGGCGACGGCCGCCTGGCAAGAAACGGCCACGTCCTCGTCGACCTGGTTAACAACGTGGACGAGTGGGCCGCCAATGACTTACGCAGTTACCAGCAGCGCCCCGTCGTGAGTATGAAGGCTGTTATACTCGCTATTTGTGACGCAGCGAATAACGGCGGTTATACCGTCAACCTCGACGCGGACTTTTTCAAGGTCGCAAACCCGTACTACAGCAAGTTATGGCTCACACTCCCAAAAATGGATAGTAAGAGCTTGCCCGTCGAGTCGGAAAGCGGCACGTTGGCTCCAAACGACCCCACAACGGGCGCCGTACCCTCATACGCTGGCTTTCACGAGCAGGGTATAACCGGCCCCTGGGAAAACGGCGAGGTAAAAAATTATGACGTGAGCTGTAAGATCGTACCAGCTTGCCTCACCCCTGCAATACCAATGAACGACTTTGCCGCCTCATGGTATTTCGAGACAATGCCGGGTGAGGTCACACACAAGTATTATATCGTCGCCTTGTATCAGTTACTCGCATACGCCGACGACGGCACTCTTATCGGAGGCTCGAAGGTAGTGGGCGCGACCACCCGACGCCGTAACTACGAGACGATGACATACCAAAACTTACCGTATGCCACACTTGAGGACTTTATCAACGCATACAATAACGCCGACAACGCCTACGGCACATTTGCCCCGGCGTGGATCCCGTCACAAGGCAGCGCCTACGAGAATAACATCGTCCAGGGTGACCGCTTTAGTTACGATTGGATAGCAGGCAAGACCAAGTTGCTGGACTCCAACGGCGACCCCGTTGAAATCACCCTCACGATGAACGACGTGCCGGGTGTAGCCGCTATCGGACTCCGCACCTCTTACGTTTGCTTTTATAACCGCGACGACACTACAACCTGGCAGCTCGCAAAGGACGACCTTCCCACTCTCGCCGACCGATCAGTAACCGAGCTTATTGACGCCTTGAGTTATGTAGACGCGGCGGTGAACTACACCGCACGGACGGGCGGCAACGTACACAGCGGCGCACCTATCAACAAAGCGTTTTTGCTGGGCGGTACGCAGACCCCGGCCGATTACTTGCTCTCATACCTCAAGACCTTCGGCTTGTATATCACTTACGACAAGGCGACGAACGCGGTGAGCATACTCACCCGTAAAAACTTCTACAACGGCGGTGACGTCGACCTGGAGGGCCGTATTCATTTACCCAGCCGTAAGAGCATACCCTACGCGATAAACGCCCGTTGGTATGAGTGGGGCGCACCCGTGAGCGGCCGTTACGCCAGCTATTACCGTGACGTCTACAACAAAGACTACGGCCAGGCGCGAGTCAATACCGGCTTTGAGTTCGACGCGTCTCACAATGACGTGCTCCAGGACTGCGTGTTCAGAGGTGCGGCCGAGGTGTTGCATCGTGACAAGTATTTCGTGCGTGTGACCGAGAACGCGAAGGCCGTGCCGTCTCCGTTCCTCGACGGCGGCAAATACACCCTTTGGAACTCGTCAGACGAAGGCAAGCAATACGACATCGTTTGCCCGGATAGCGGCGCCACCATTGATTACGTCAACCAGGACTATCACGGCTACGACTATACGCTACTCCCCAAACCCGAATTTTGCGACAAGGACAACAAAGCGGTAGACGGTGAGGACGTGCTGTTGTTCTATGACGCGAGCAACGGCACCGGCTATTATTCACGCTACACCTTGACCGACGACAACGGCCTTATGCTGAAGTATAACGACGGCGCTCCTTGCTGGCTACTCGGTCAATGGACTATCGCCGGAAACAAGAAGTACACGATAAACAACGACGTCGACGCGAGTGTAAAACTCTATATGCCGCGTTTCCGTCGTATCATGACCGGCGCAACGTCCCCAATGGTAGCGACGCACTCGCTGGATATGGCCGTACCGTCAGAGATCGACCAACCCGACATCACCGTCGCCAGCGACAAAGCGGTCTATCCGCGTGGGTGGGCCGATTACGTCAGCGACAAGATGAACGTAAACACGCGAGTCCTCACTTGTAAGGTAGACCTCCGAGGTCTCCAGGTAGGACAAGACCTACTCCGTAAGTTCTACTACTTCGAGGGCTGCGTATGGGTACTTAACGCGATTAAAAACCACGTCGTCGGCGGCGATAACCTCACCGAGTGTGAGTTTATCAAGGTCAGAGACATAACCAAATACACCAACGGACAAACCTATTAAGCTATGGCAGACGAGACAATGACAATACAGCGCATCATTGAGGTACACGCCGAGCGCTCCACCGATAGCGTCAAAGACCTCAAGACCGAAATAAACCAGCTCAAGGACGCACTTCTCAACGTAGAGGAAGGGACGGAGGAGTACGACAAGGGGCTCAAGCTGTTGCGTGAGGATCAGAAACGCCTCAATGACGTCAACGCCCTCACCGCAAAGAGCGCGAACGTGGTGAAGGGGTCGTATTACGACCTCAACGCCCAGCTCGTCCAGGCGCGGAAGGACTACAAAGACCTGACCGCCGAGGAGAGGGCCAACGCCAACGCCGGAGGCGCGTTACTCAAGCAGATACAAGACCTCGACCGTCAGCTCAAGGCTATGGACGAGGATATGGGCCAGCACCAGCGTAACGTCGGCAATTATACGCAGTCTATCCTGGAGGCCGGTACGTCAATGGGCGGCTCCTTCGGCGGTGCGGTCATGGGTATAAAGAACGCCAACAATGCGCTCAAGATATTGTCCGCCAACCCCGTTATCGCCATACTCGGCGTACTTGCCACGATAATAAGCAAGGTCGTAAGCGGTCTTAAATCATCGGAAAAGAACGCCAACGCAGCCGCCGAGGCGTTTAGCGGTTTCAAGGTCGTGGGCGATATGCTTACGAAGGTAATGCAGACCCTCGGAGGCGCTATTTCCAAGATCGGAGAGGCGTTCACGAAGTTGCTTTCACGCATCGACAAGGTAAACGAAAAGATGAAAGAGCGCCAGCAGCTCGCCCGTGAGGAGATAGAACTCGCAAGGCAGAGCCGTGACGCTATCATGGCCAACGCAGAGGACGAGCGAGACATCGCCGAACTCCGTGCGAAAGCCGCCGACAAACTCAACTATACCGCAAAAGAGCGTATCGCGTTCCTCGAGGAGGCCGCCAAGAAGGAGGCCGCTATCGCCGAACGTGCCAAGAAGGCCGCCGAGGACGAGTACAACCTACTCGTCAAGCAGCACTCACTCACCGAGTCAAGTAAAGAGGAGCTGGACGCCGAGGCCGAGGCTTACGCAAAGATGATCAGAGCGCAGACGGACTACTTTAACAAGACCCGACAGCTCACCCAGGAGACCCTCAAGGCAAAGAAGGACATAAAAGCCGAGAACGCCGCCGCCAGCAAGGACGAGACCGCACTCCTCAAACTTGAAAAGGACATGGTATCCCAGCGTATCGCCGTCACCCAGCAAGGCACCGACGAAATGCTCGACCTCAAACGCCAACAGCGTGAGCTGGAGTATGACATCGAGGTCAAGGGCTACGAGACCAGCATAACCAACGCCGAGAAACGGGCCGAGGCCGTCAAACTCGCCGAGCAGAAGAAAAACGCCGATATTGAGCGTATGGAACGCGACCACCAAAAGACGCTCCTCGACCTTGACTTGCAGCTACTCGCCAACCGCCGTAACGCGTTCAAGTCCGGCTCAATGGAGTACCTCGCCGTGCAGCAAGAGTACCTCCGTCAGTCACTCGAAAACATCGAGAAACTCGGACGTGCAGAAAATGAGACCGAGGCCGCCTACCAGGCGCGACGCCTTGAGGCTCAACGTGCGTACTATGACGCCGCCAACGCCAACGCCGACGCTATCGTCGAGGAGGGCCGTCTGCGCCTTGAGAACTTCATGAACTCGTTTAAGGACGACACACTGGAGAAACTCACCGCCCAGGTAGAGGTATCGAAGTACGTCCTTGAAAACCTTTACCAGCAAGACGGTGAGAGTTACGAGCAATACCTCGCCCGTAAACTCGCCGCCGAGAAAGCCTACCAGGAGGACAAGAAGGCGCTCGACGAGGGTGAGCGTAAGATCATGCGTAACAAGGTCGCCGTCGCCGAGAGTTCCCTCACGCTTATGACCTCACTTTATGAGGCGTTCGGTGACGAGAACGTCAAGCAGTCGGAGGCGTTCAAAGCCACCGCGTCAGCCCAGGCACTCGTCCAGGCATACCTATCGGCAAACGAGGCTTATGCGTCAATGGCGTCTATACCATACGTCGGCCCCGTCCTCGGTGCTATCGCCGCCGCGTCAGCTATCGCGTCAGGTATCGCTCAAGTCCGCGCTATCAATAAGACGGACATGACCAAGACCGCGACACCGAGCACCGGCACGTCCGCGCCCACCACCACCTCCAGCACTCCGGCCGTGAGCGTCAGCGCCCCGGCGGTTATCCAGCAAGTGCAGACGACTCGCACCGTTACGGGAGTCCAGGAGGAGGAGCGACTGAACAAAACCCAGCGCGTCGTACTTGTCTATGACGACGTGCAAGAGGCTGGCCGTAAGGTGGACGTCGTACAAAGCGAGTCGGAGTTCTAAATCATTATTGACCCCCTCGGTGTTTTATCCCTATATACGGGAAAAACGCCCACAATGAGCCAAACGACAATTAAAGGTCTGCCCGTGTTCGTCGCCGGTATGGAGACGGACGCTTGCGGTATGATGAAGGTATCACTCGTAGACCGCCCAGCCGTTGAAAAGAACTTCCTCGCCTTTGACAAGGATGAGCACGTCGTCAAGTACGCGATCCAGGACGAGGAAAAGCAGATTGTTTTCGGCGTACTTATGAGGGCCGACTATCCTATTTATCGCAAGGACAAGGAGCTGGGTGAGTATTTCATCCTTTTTAAGCCGGAGGTTATACGCGAAATGGCCGAGAAGTACCTCAAAGAGGGCCGCTCGTCAGACGTGAATACCATGCACGGCAACGATACCGACGTCGAGGACGTGGATATGGTGCAGCTCTTTATCAAGGACAGCGCCGCCGGTATCAGCCCGGCCGGTTTCGAGGAGATAGAGGACGGCTCTTTGTTCGCCGAGTACCACGTCAACAACCCCGACGTATGGGCCGCTATCAAAGACGGCACTTATAAGGGCTTTTCCATTGAGACGCTCAACACCTTCGAGCCGGAGGAGGGCGTTATCAGCACCGAAAAGATACAAGACGTTATAAGTTGGCTAAACAACTCATTTGACAACAATATGGATATAAAAAAGACAATTAAGGCCAAGCTCGCCGCTATGCTCGGCAAGTTTGGCAGCGTCACCACCGACAAGGCTACCTTGTCCTGGGACGGTGACGGAGAACTTGAGGCCGGTATGGAGGTCTATATCCTCGACGAGGACGGAGGCCGCACCAAACCCGAGGACGGCGACTACACCACCGAGGACGGCAAGGTTATCGTCGTAGTGGACGGTAATGTTTCCGAGATCAGAGACCCCGAGGCCGAGGTAGCACCCCAGGGCGGTGAGAATACCGAGGAAACCGCCGCCGTGAAGGCCGAGAAAATGGCCCGTATCACCAAGTACGCCGAGAGCTACGAGGAGAAGGAGCGCAAGATCGCCGAGGCTATCGCAGCCGCTAACGGTGAGGGCTTTTACTTCTACATCGTAGAGGCTGGCGACGACTACGCTATCATTTGCTGGTGGACTGACGAGGACTGGGCCGACCACTTCCGTCGCTACGCTATCAGTTGGGACGGTGACAACGTCACACTCGGCGAAACCACCGACGGCCATATGGGCTTTATACCCGACGGCGAGGAGGCCCCGGTAAACGAGGCCCCGGCAACCGAGGAGGACGAGACAATGGCCCAGGCTATGAGCGCCGTACTCGACGAGGTACGCACCCTCAAGACAAAGCAGACTTCCCTGGAGTCGGAGATTGCAGCCCTCAAGGGACAGCCAGCAGCCAAACCGGCACACGAGGAGTTTAACTCCGAGGGCGGTAACGTCAAGGCCCCTAAAGGCTTCGAGAAATTTGCAAAGAGATTTTCCAATTAATAACCCCTAAAAAAGTAAGACTATGGCATTTGATGTATCAGGACTTTCAAGTTATGTCCAGGAAAAGCGCGAACTCGTCCTCAAGGACTTCGTGCTCGGCGCTCCAACTATTGAGCGCATGACTATCCAGCCCGGTATCAAGAAAAGCGCCAACCTCAACTTCCTCAACGTCGATCCTACATGGCAGGACGGCTCAAGTTGCGGCTGGAACGCAGAGGGCGACGCCGCCTTCACCAAGCGCGTAATCGAGACCGGCGCGGTTAAGATCAACATGGCATTTTGCGACAAGGACTTGCTCGGCTATTGGGCAGAGTACGTCGTTCGTTTCGGTGCTAACAATGAGGAGTTCCCCTTCGAGGAGTACATTCTCAAGGCTATCACCGACGCGCAGAAGCTGAAAATGGAAAAGGCCATTTGGCAGTCAGACACCGCTAACAGCGACTTCTTTGACGGCCTCCTGGCTATCATCACCGCCGACGCTAACGTTATCAACGAGAGCATTACGGCTGGTACAAGCGCTTACGACGCTATCTACCAGGTTTACAACGCTATCCCCGAGGAAATCCTCGGCAAGCCCGACCTGGCTATCAACGTCAGCCCCAAGATTTTCCGTGCGTTCTGCAAGGAGCTGACCGATATGAATATGTACCACTACACCGCCGGAGAAAAGCTCAACGAGATAGTACTCCCCGGTACTACTTGTACCGTTAAGTGCGTCCAGGGCCTCGCAGACCCCAACGGCGTGAACGACCTTTACATCGTAGCCACCTACGACCGTAACCTCGTTTACGGCTGCGACATGGTAAGCGACGCCGAGGAACTGAAGGCGTGGTACAGCGTCGACAACGACGAGTTCCGCATTAAGGCTGTTTGGAACTCAGGTACTCAGGTCGCCTTCCCCGACCTCGTAGTACTCGGTACAATGGCCGCCGCTCCCAACCCGTCAACCCGTGCCCTTGACTCTCTCAAGGCTATCGCGGAGAATACCGCCGAGCTGGCAGACGTCAACCATGTATTCAAGACCGCAGAACAGCCCTAAAAACGGGTAAGTGAGTGATAACGAGAGGGTGGGCCTACCGCCCACCTTCTTTTTTACAAACGAACTAAAAACGTAAAGATATGGCTTGCACACAAACTTTAAGCGGACTCACCCGTGATTGCTCCAACAGCATGGGCGGTATTAAGGAGGCTTACATCGCAAACCGCGACGACGTAGACATCGCTGGCTCTACTATCGCCTCCGACATCATCACCGTTATTGCTATGGTAGGCGGCGCCAAGTTCAAAAAGTACGACTTTAAACCGCAGACCGCCGAGCTGGTGAGCACCCCCCAGGTAAACCCCGAGAACGGCGTCGCCTTCGTTCAGAGCGTGCTGACTTTGCAGTTTGCGAAAATGGACACCACCAAGCGCCTGGAGATCATCGCCCTCGCACTCGGTGAGTTGTGTATCATCGTCGTAGACAACAACGGCAAAAAGTGGTTCCTCGGTTATGACAACCCCGTCACCGCCACCGGCGGCGATAGCGGCACCGGCAAGGCTTTCACCGACGCCAACCGCTACGGTATTCAGTTGACCGACAACTCACTCCTTTACCCCTACGAGGTAACTGCGACTATCCCCGTGTAAACGGATAACCCTCTCAAGGAGAGCCGAGGCCCACGCCCCGGCTTTTCTTTTGACCCCAAAAGGGCCGTTTTCCTATATGAGTAAAAAGCAATATGTTACAACTACAACATACAACAACGGCGCAGAAGGTGACGATACCACGCCCGAAAGTCTTACCGACGGGCGGCGCGTGGGCTTTGAAGTTTACCAACGGTATAACCCGTAAGGTCTACACCTTCACCGATACCCCCGTCGTTAACGGTATGGTGTTGGAACTGGAGGTCGCGTTCAACGGACTCCCCGACAAAGGGCAGTATGACTACCTCCTCACGCGTGGCGGTGCGGTTGTGAGTTACGGACTCGCCCAGGTGGGCCAAACCACCATGAAACCCGTGCGCGTTCAGTATAACGAGACAATAGAAACAATACAATACAATGGATAACAAAGACGAAAAGACAACTATCCCCTTCAGTTTCCTCGCTATCGACCCGTATGTGGAAACCAACATCGTGAGCCCCGAGGAGAAGAAGGTATCGGGTAAGAAGTACGTCCTTTGGGGCGATAGAAACCAATACCCCGAGTATTTGGCCGAGCTGTTCGCCAACTGCACCACCTTACACTCCGTCGTGTTAGGCACGGCCGATTATATTGCCGGTAATGACGCGGTCGTAACCGAGCCGTTACAAGACGACCTCTTTATGAATAAGAAGGGGCAGACCGCCCACGACATCGTTAAGGTGCTGGCACGTCACGCCGCCCTTTACGGCGGTTTCGCTATTCAGGTGATCAGAAGTAAAGACCACAAGGTCGCCGAGATATACCCCGTTAACCCCCGTTTCCTCCGTTCGGACAAAGAGAACGAGCTGTTTTGGTACTCCGAGAAGTGGAAAGGTGAGGGCGGTACGGTGAAAACGGTGCTTTACCCGAAATTTATACCCAACAGCGAGGAGGACACCGCCATTGTGTTTGTCAAGGGTGACGTTGACACCACCTACCCCCAGCCGGTCTACTGCGCGGCCGTCAAGGACTGCGAGGTCGAGCGCTCTATTTCGGAGTTCCACCTCAATAACATCAATAACGGCTTTATGGGGTCTTACGTCGTCAACTTCAATAACGGCAAACCCACCGACGAGGTAAAAGAGGAGATCGAGCGTAAGTTCAACGAGAAGTTTGCCGGTAAGTCCAACGCCGGGCGTATGCTTTTCTCATGGAACGACAGCAAGGACACCGCGACCACCCTACAAAAAATGGAAATTGCCGACTACGGCGAGAAGTACGAGACTCTCTCGAAACATTGTGAACGTGCGATATATAAGGCGTTCCGCGCCAACCCTAACCTTTTCGGACTCGCCACCGAGAGCAACGGCTTTAACTCGGAGGAGTACCAGGAGGCTTTCAAACTCTTTAACCGTACCGTCGTGCAACCGATACAAAAAAGTATCGTCTACGCCTTCGACCGCATACTCGGCAAGGACGGCTCCCTGACCATCGTACCGTTCACGCTGGACT